GATTGAGTTAAACACCGATAAATGATAGTTTAAAGTTTAAATTATTATTTTGGGGGTTATCATTCCGCGCAATTCAGATCCAACACTTCTATGGCCCGGTAGCCAATATGACTATCATATAAAACAACTTATTCAATCTAACTACCAAGATAGTATCACAAACATGCAGGTTCAGTGGGCGCAGGCCGATTTAGACGAACGAACTTGGCTTGGCGATCCGAATGTTTGGGGTGGCATGTTTCCGACGAACATCACGCAACGACGGAAGATGTTCAACTTCAACCTAACCCACTCAACCGTCATGATGGTCACCGGCCATCAAAGACGCAATCGTAAGTCAACTATCTGTATCCCCGTTAGGTCACCCGTACAAAAAACAGCCGATCAATTTACTAAATGCCTGTACCACATACATAATAACGGTGGCTACAGCGTGTACTCTGATGCTTTCGAGCGAGGAGCGATTGTACAGGGGTTTGGTTTAGTAAGTATTTTTCCTGACTATTCAACAGATCCGATCTCACCAGACATAAAAATGAGATTTGTTGATATGAAATCAATCATGTTAGATCCATTCTTTAGAAATAAAGATTTATCAGACTGTAGGTTTATACACACGAGACAATATTTCGGGAAAGAAGAAGCAAAATTACTATATCCCCAACATGCCGAAGAAATTGAGAATACACCTTTCGGTGGAGCGCCCAAGGATGACAAATTCTATTACATGCCTGAAAATTATGGGCTTCAAGTTAACAAATTACTTTCATTTGATGAATATTGGTATTTATCACAGAGAGAAGCTATTTATGCAGTAGACGTTGAAACAGAAGAAGTGAAGGAAATTTTCGGTGACGAAGAGGATTTAAGAGTTGTCCTCTATGAATTGAAAGATAAAGTAAAAATCATACGTAAACCTAAACAAAGTATAAATCGTTGTATTTTAGTTAATGGTCGAGTGATGGAAGACAAACAACGACCCTACGGCATAGATAGATATAGTTACGTTGGTTTTTACGGAAATTTCAATCCTGACACCCCTTACATTGGATATAAATATAAGGGAATTGTTCGGGATATGCGTGACAGTCAGTTCCTTTATGACGTTCGAAAAGGAACGGATTTAGATATTTTGTCTAGTCAGCAACAAGGGATTAAGGTTAAGAAGGGCGCATTACTAACCCCTGATGATAGTCTTAATAACGGTAACGGTCGTGTGCTTGTCATAAATGACAAAATGCAAATGGACGACGTTCAACCGATGGAGATCATTCCTCCTTCTCCCGTTATGCTTCAGATGGAAGACATGCTCAAATCAGTCATGCGCGAGATTTCAGGTGTCAATGATGAACTATTAGGATCGGCTGTTGATGATAAAGCTGGCGTTCTTTCCATGCTCAGGCAAGGAGCTGGTCTTACAACACTGCAAAAATATTTCGATCAATTTGACGATTCACAAAGAGAATGCGGAGATATCTGCATCCAATTGATCCAACATTTTTGGAGCTATGGTAAGATTAAATCAGTCATTGGAGAAGAACCTACCCCAGAATTTGACGATAAAGCATTCTTTTCATATGGAGCAAAAATAGTACAAGGTGTACTTACAGAAACACAAGAGCAACTTGAGCTTGCTCAGCTATTTGAATTGCAACAAAGGTTTGGTGATATCTTCCCATCTGATGAGATAGTGCAGATTATGACAATTCAGAATAAAGATCGTATCATCGAGAAAATGCAGGCAGCTCAGAAGCAACAGCAAGAACAGCAACAAAAAATGGCTGAAATGCAGATGCAACAGATGCAAGTTGACAATCAGACTAAGATATCATACGCACAAAGCCAACAATCACTATCAAATGAGCGAGAAGCTAAAATTCAAACAGATATCGCGATAGCCGAAGATAAACTGAAGCGCGCTCATACTGAAGATACAGCGGCTCTTCTCAACGTCCTCAAGATGTTAAAAGAGCTTGAGGGAATGGACATATCACATCTACAGCAGAAAGTAGAAATATTAAACTCTCTTACTCCGGACGTGACAACATCGCCAACGTCTGTACAAAATCAAATACCTAATGCTGGACAAAATCAAATTTCAAATATATAGTTAAATTATCAATAAACAAGGGGGAAATCATGGGAAAATATTCAGGTAATGACGCTGGAGACATGACAGTAAAAGTTAAAGATTATCAACCAAGTATGAAAGAATTTGCTGGTGAAATGCCGGGTAAAACTACAGAGTATATTTCACGTACAGAAAAGCACATGGATAAAGATGCAGGTCGTATCCGCAAACAAGCGTATAAAGGTCGATATGAGTAAATCTATCTACGGTGATAGAGAAACTATTGGTTCGATTGCCCTCAAAGCGCAATCGAATCTTCAATCTATTGAAGTAGGAGACATGAGCCGTGAGTTTATGCCTCAGCTTGTCGATGATTTGAATGAATCGTTACAGTCTAACCCATTCGATGATCGACCCTTCTACATTATCATCCACGAAAAGAAAGACCTTATGCTACAAAACGTAGTATTGCGTCGCATGATCAGGCAAGAGCGTAGGCCATACCCAGAGCCAAACACTTCAGTTTTTTGGACGAATCCAAAGACGCATGAAGTCAGGTTTTGTTGGTCGATTCCTCACTGGACAACGTTTGATCAATATCTTACCAATGCAAAGCAGTATGATAAGGAACAGATCAAAGATATAGTCGCGTTCAAACTAGATCGTATGGATCATTTCGGATTTAAGAAAGTGGGCATGACTGAAGATGATATCCCCATGTATTTACCTATTTCTAAGTTTAAAGATAGACGTCTATCAAACAAAAAAGAACACTTCAAAGCGGCTATTTAATGGCGGTCAATCAGTTCTATCCCTCCAAAGTGCAGATCAGTTCGATAACTAACGACATCCAAGCCGATGTTACGTTTACGGAAGATCATGACTTTACTCCCGGAGAGATAGTTTCATTCCGTGTTGGTCGCGCCTTCGGCATGGATGAAATTAATAACAAAAGAGCCAAAGTGCTATCTCATACAAACGATACTATTACTATAGATATCGACACTTCCACATGGACGGCTTTCACTCTAGCAAATCTTGATACTGCTGGCACATCACCGCCTATGTGCCTACCTAGCTCATCGAGTGTAATACCCTACCAAGAAAATCCGTCAGTCAATATAGAAGATGCGTTTGATAATCGTCGTATATAGATAATTTTATAGACAAAATTATATAAACAATTTAAATTTTAATTAGATGAAATGCAGCTCATCCCTGCACTGTGTAAGTAGTTCACGCCTACAAAGGAAAATCCATTGTACGAAGACCAAGACCAAACAAGCGAAGAGTATGAGGTCGCACCTCAGGCAGTTGACAATGATGGATCAATGCATAGCGAAGAAGATTCTAATGTTGAAGCTGTAAAACAAGCTGATGAACAGGAAAGAAACTGGCGCGCTGTGCGGCAACGTCAAAGAGAACTCGAATTTGAGCTTAAACAAAAGAATGAAATGATTGATAAATTTTTAAATCAATCTAAGCAACAAAACATTGCTCCTATTGTTGAAGAAGAAGAAGCCGACGACGATTATGTGCCTGCTGGAAAAGTCAAGGGAATTGCACGAAGGACAGTCCAACCCCTAGAAAAAAAGATTGCGGATCTCGAAGCCAAGATCGCTCAGCAAGAACAACAAAAGTTGTTGAATTCCCTTAAAACTCAGTTCGTTGATTTTGATGACATTGTAAATGTTGAAACGTTGGAAATGTTAGAAAAACATGAACCCGAACTTGCCTCAACTATTGCTCAACTTACAGATCCCTATAAGATGGGATTACAAAGTTATAAGTATATTAAAGCTTTGGGTTTGGTTGATAAATTGCCAAATGCTAGAAGGTCAAAAGAGGTCGTGCAAAAAATGGAAAAGAACGCAAAAGCTGTTCAATCCCCACAGGCATATGACAAACGTCCAATTGCACAAGCATATAAATCAATTCAAGCCGACAAAACTAAAGTATATGAAGAGATGATGCACTACGCAAGGCAGGCCAACGGTTTATAAAACATGAGGTTTTATGAGCGTAAATATTAACAATATGCCTCCACAGATACAGCAGAACTATACACAAAAGCTTCTTTCAACACCTGAAAGAAACTGTATTCACAATCTGTTTGCATCAGTGATTGAGGTTCAAGACAACGATGGCTTCATCAATCGCCAATCGCGATATGATGCGCTAGAGACGTTTGAAGTGCCTTTAGACAATGCACAAATGAACCCACCCAGTCAGTTACTGAGTCGAGTCGATATCGATTGTCGCGTACGTAACTATGCAACATATGTAGTACTAACCAAGCAGGTTACTATGACCAACCAAGACCCTATATTAAACAGCGCAGCTGCAAGATTGGGTCAAGCGTACAAGGAAACGAGCGACATTCTGCAAAGGGACAATCTCGAAAGTTCTGCCTCCGTAGTAAACTGTGTGGGCGGTTCAAACGGTGATTTACCTACAGAAATGGCACTAAGTGACCTTGACGATATCGTTGCGGTTTTACAGAATAACGACGGTGATTATATTACAAATATGATTGATGCATCAGATAATATCGGTACTTCACCCCTAGGTGATGCTTATACTATGATGTGTACATCACGTATGATTCCTGTTTTGAATAACATTACAGGATTTAGACGTAAGTTTGAATATGGTACAGGTTCGATTAATACTTTATCCTCTGAGTGGGGTGGTGTTAATAACGTTCGTGTATTCCAATCATCGCAAGGATCTGTTTCTGTCGATGCATCCCTATTGGGTAATGATGTTGCTAACTGCTTCATCACTGCGCAAGAGGGGTATAAGATCGTGTTTCAAGCTGGTGGTAGAGCGAAATATATCTACACACCACCAGGGTACATGAATGACCCAGCGCATCTAAGACATGCTGCCGCTTGCAACTTCTACCAAGGCCAGTGCGTAAACAACGACCTTTGGGTCCAGAATTTAAGATCAACAGGAATTTAAGGAGGTTAAAACATGTTACCCTATCAAGTAATTGACGGTGGTTCCTTTACCTCCGATTCTACGTTGGCGAAGCAACTACCATTATCAGACAGACCAGATTTATTTTGGTTAAGAAATCGCACCGCTTGGGGCGATGATGCGGCGGAAACATCCGTTGAGTCATGGTGGAGATATGGTATGGCAGGTGGAGCAGCTCAAACTGCTGATCAGGCCGTAACTACCGGTATCCTATCTAGCGAAGCTGTAACATCAGGAGGATTTACCTTCATTGATACAGCAAACCCACCTACTTTTTCATCGTTGGCAACGACGGCGATTACAGGTAATGCAGGAACTTTTGTTGTGTCTATGGCATCAACAGGAGATATTGCAGTGGGTGATTGGGTTCGTTTGTACGCAACTACAGGTGAATTACAAATCGCAGGTTATAAATTCCAAGTGACGGCTGTTACAGCAAACGTAAGCATCACTTTAGGCTATATGGCATCTGCTGTATCAGCTGGTGGTCTTGCAGTTTTTGCGGCTGATGCGACCGCTGGTTTCGTTCAGAAGTATATTCCTAACAGAATGTACCCAAGATGGAGCTATGTATCAATGATTACAGCAGCATCGCAAGCAGTTGTTTATTTTACAGGAAAAAATGACTATACACCGGGTGAGATTCTATCTTTCCGTGTATCTAGTGATTTTGGAATGGAGCAAATGAATAACGTGCAAGCTCGCGTGTTGAGCGTTACAAATAGTTCGACTGTCTCGTCTGTAACCCTTGATTGGGATACAAGCGGATACACAACTTTTGTATTCCCAACCAGTGCAGTTGCGGCAGCAGGTGTTTCTCCAGCTGTGGCTGTGCCGTCGTCGTCAGGTGTTGTACCTGATAACGGTAGTGCAAGCGTTCCTCAAATTCCAGAGGGTACTAATTTGCGTGATGCATTTGATAACAGGAATAAGTTTATCATGGATCTTGGTTCAAACGTAATCACTTCATCTGATGCTGTTTACGACTATGTAGCCTTTAAATTTGATAGATTTAATCAAGAGTAGTTGTTTAATTTAAGAGGGGTGAAATCCCCCTCTTTTTACGTACGAGGATATTATGAGAGTAACAGAACTAAAAAAGAAAATAGTCAACACAAAATCGAAAGCAGAAGTCGAAGCGATGATTAAAAAAATGCGCGCTGAAGATGAAAAGCTTATAAAAGGAATGTTCGAATTTACAGAAGCCGAAGGCGGTTTTTTTGAATTTACTTATAGAAAATATCCCGGCGATGCGATACAAAGTTATCAGTTGATTCATGGCGAGATTTGTACTATACCTATGGGTATTGTTAAGCATCTGAACGGCACGAAAAAGAAGATTAGAAGATATAAAAATGTTGAGCAACCACCCACAGGTGGCGTTTTAACACCGAAGACATATGAAACAAGCTCACGTGTCCGATTTATTCCAGAAGATTTTTTATCTGAGAGAGTTGTATGACCGTTGGAACATTGCAGGACATCATAGAAAAGATTAGAGAAGTCTCTGCATCAGGAAATAGTTTTCAAGTAACAGATGAAAAAATTATTAAATATATAAACAGTTATTACCTTTATGATTTCCCAAATGATTTAAAGGTTTTAAAGTTAAAAGATGTATATACTTTTAATACCATACAGGGTGTTGACACTTATCCATTTGATTTTGATCATTGGGAGAGAGTAGAAAGCCCAGCTTATTGCGGAAAGATTAGAATAACACTTTTTCAAGATAAAGCTTCATTTTATGGGTATAATTTCAACAGTCAACAGAACCAAACCTTTTCATCTGGAGATGGTACAACAGGGCCATACTCGGGAACAACTCAGGCTACCCCTATAATCCGCAGTGTCTATAATAATCCGATGGCGAGTACACCAACCGCACCT